CAGCGCTTCTCGACAAGCCCTGCTGCTCTCGCGTGGGAACTTACAAAGTTCTCATTCGTTGCAGATTGGTTTGTCGACATACGAGGTATCTTGGACACTATTGACGGCAACATCGGGTTTAAACCCTACGAAGTTGTCAACTGTACCAAGTCGGTATCATATGGATTGTCCACTACAGTGAACCTTAGTGCCTACACTACGTGTAGCGCACATGGATTGCTGCGAGGTGGGCCCATCGGGCACCGAGAGTATAGACACTACGAGAGACTCGGGATCTCACGTCGCCCTATGGCGATATGGAATCCCCGCTTCGGAAAAAGTCAAGCCGGAGTTTCCTCCGCCTTGATCGGTCAAAAGCTTAACACGGCGCTGCGTCTTCAAGACAAAGCTAACCGTGCTATTGATCGCGTTGCGCGAAAGCTAATAAGATAACAATAAACACCACAATGAATGCCGATCTGACATTCAACACCATCGTGTTCAAGAAGTCCTTCGATGAGAAGGACGGTTCTGAACGCCGCTCGACCGCTCGGGGAATCAACACCCCCGATGTCATGTCCATCAAGAGTCAGGATTACGTTGACTCGGCAACCAAGTTGCCGGGTAAGCGCTATACTGCTCGAGTGGACCGGACGACGATCGACGCCAATCTACAGAGTATCACGACTTCGTGCTACTTTGTATTTGTCGTGCCAGGTACGGCCGTGGCCGGGGACGTCACTGATGTGACGACCACGTTCAAGGCCCTCGTGGCTGATGCGAACTTCATGGCGAACGTGCTCAACAACGAGAAGTAAAACCTCGTAGAGCAAGCTCGTCAGAAGTTATATGTACTATGCCGTGAGGCATAGGTTGACTCGGAGTCAGGCAATGTGGTATTCCTAAGACATGAAAACTATAGAGTTAACATATCGTAGCCTGCTAGCTGATGTAGCGTCGCTGTCTGGACTCTCTGAAATACGAGGGTCTAGGTACGATCTGCAGTGGTGCCTTAACGAGGCGCCGAAGCTAGAGAAGCACATCCTGGGCGTAATAGAAAGAGGGGAAACCCTCGATCTATCGCGCTTTCCGGATGGCCTTAGAAGATTGGCGAGTCGCTCCGTTTCGGATGCGATATCGCTAAGATATCTAAGGCAGCTTCTTCTCTTCAGCTATAAAGCACAGACACAACATAGCAATGAAACTGAAACCAAATCTTATATTAGATTTGATTCTACTAATCGCGAGGTTGGTGAATGGGGTGAGAGCCTTAAAAGGCAATCGCCCATCCTCCTCAACCTTGCGAGACGCCACGTACAAAGCGTCCTCAGTCGATTCGACAAGGAACGAATAGTTCCTTGTCATGGCCCAGGTGCTTCCACTACTCCAAAAGAGCGGTGGAGCACTTGGTACAGTTCGATTGAGGCCGTTTTCCCATACTCCGATTGGTTCTCCTGTTATTTCAACAGAGAGCACTGCGGAGAGTGGGGCGAATGCATGGACAAAGATATTGAAGCTAAGCTCATAGCTGTCCCAAAGGACAGTCGTGGGCCGCGTCTTATCTGCGTCCACCCAGCTGAATCCATATGGATACAACAGGGAGTTCGACGTGAGCTTGAGCGAGTAATCGCTCTACGTAGGGATCAATACGGCCCGTGGCCTTGCGGCCACGTGCTGTTTGATGATCAGTTGGTGAACGGTCAGCTTGCTCTATTATCATCCGAGACTCGCCTAATGGCGACCTTAGACTTAGAAGAAGCAAGCGATCGTCTATCTGAAAGACTTGTAGCCGAGCTTTTTGGCTCTTACTACAAGTTTTTCGATTGTTGCAGGGCCAAGACGTACGTAACTCCTCCAGGTGCTTATGCACCGACGGATAACCGTATACATAGCTACGCTCCAATGGGGAACGCAACAACGTTTCCAGTACAGAGTCTAGTATTCTGGGCCATTTGTGTGTCTTCACTTCAGTATCGTGGGGCTCATCGCCCCTCTGAGGTTTATGTGTTTGGCGATGACATCCTGGC